TTTTACTCATATAGAGAGAATTCAATTTTGTAAAAAACAAAAACGTGTCTATACGAACTTAAAATTGCCCAAACCCGTCACACATGTCACACATTTTGTGAAAGTGTATGTGTTTCAACGGGTTAGAGAAATGAGGGGGTGTCACACATGGTGTCACACACCCGTCACACATGTCACACACCCCACGCGGCACGGACGAGCGTCACGCGAGACACGAATCATGGGCCATGTATGGGGGACTATGCCCCCTGTTCCAGCAGTCGTTCGATGTCCTCGACGTTCTCAGCGACATCAAAAGCGGCGGCGGTGATACAGGCAAGCAACAGCTCACCCGGATTCTCCTTGGCGAAGTCCCATGCCTCACGAGCGAGGAACTTGGTCATGCCGATACCCCATGCGGTGTAGTAGGCAGACTTGAAGGCGATGTTTGCAGTATTCATGAGTCATGCTCCATGTTTGGGTAGTTGCAGTAAACGGGGTTAGCGTCAGGTTCAAGCCAGGGGTCAGGATCTACGTTCTCGCAGTGGATAACTGAGGTATAGCCGTCACCGAAGAGCTCACCATTACAGTTGGGACATTGGTCGTCGTCGAAAATCATGAGTCATGCTCCATGGTTGATGGTTCAGGTTCGATAAGGGCTAGTAAGGCGCTACCCCAAAGAAGAGTGAAGACTGCTTGGGAACCGAAGGCGTCACCCCAGATGGCAATCCACGCTGAGTAGAAGAAAAACCCCGTGAATAACCACAGGGCGGCGATAACAGCGATGTATGTCTTGCTCATGAGTCATGCTCCTTATCGGGTGTATTCGAATTCAACGGTGCTGATAGGCCAGCCGTCTTGGTTGCCGTAGGTCATGCAGAGGAAGTCGCGGGTTTGTTCTGCGTCTTCGCGAGTCTCGAAGAGTGTGTCGTGTCCCTCGATGGTGTAACGAACAGCGGTATCGGTATCGAAGTTGAGCTCGATGGTTGGGTCTTCGTACAGGTCGAACGGAAGGTCAAACTGTTGCATGGTGTATCTCCAAAGTAAGCGAGCGTCATTGCTCACAAACATGTATGGGCAAGTGCGAGGAACGAGTGCTTGTAGGGGTTACTGACGGACAAGGTTCATGCGACATGATGCGAAACAAGGTTCCATGTCGGAAAAAGGGGGAAGGGGGTGCGTGACTGACCGGCAGGGAGACAGTGCGTCAGCGGTACAGAAATAAATTTTGCAAAAAATTTTTTTGCCCCTATCTTCGGGTAAAACCCCGGGGGAGCAGCGTTTGAATACGCAGCAGTGCACTGCTTGCAAAGCAGACGTACCACTAGATCAGTTTGAGCAGTACCCAAGCGGTAAGCGACGCAAGATCTGTGAACCATGCCGCATAAAACATAAATCACGAAGACGACACATGATCATGGACGGATCGCATGAAGCGTACTTGCGAAACCTGATTTCAAAGCTGAAGCACAGTAGACAGAAGACCCACGAGTGGTCACTTTCGCCGGAAGAGCTCTTCGAGTTATGGGACGAGCAGAACGGGCGCTGCGCCGTGTCCGGCGTAACGCTGACTCATCACCTGGACGGCTCTGGCACTAAAGAGTTCAACGCGTCGATCGACCGAATAAACAACGATGAAGGTTATTCAAAAGTAAACGTGCGTCTTGTGGCTTACCGTATAAACATCATGCGACACACATTATCGACGGATATGTTTTGGTGGTGGGTCAAGACTATTCACGACTACGCTTGCGAGTAAATATTAGTACAGGTAATATGTATCTATGTCCGACTACACTGAAGCTTATGCGATTGATGGGCTTCTCGAAGCCTTGGTTGGAATCGGATTAAGGGAAAGCGGCCAAGAAGTACTTGTGTACGACGCCGCACGCGTTGAAGAACTATTAGAGAGCCGCGGTGCAGAGCTCTCGTTGTGGGCGTTTATACAGGAGCTTGATGTGGCTAGCCTGGGTGAACGCGCACCTATGTTTATTTGGTTGGACGACGACTTACGGTATGAGATCAAAAGCGGAACTTCTGGAGGAAGGCATCGACTCCATTAAAGAGGATGTCGATCTAACACATACAGAGTTTCAAGCTCGGATGCCGTACATGGGCCTGGCCCATGGGACATTGACCGTCCAACAAGAAAAGCTCGTCATGCTAGTCGCATCAGGTATGTCGATCAGAGCTGCAGCGCGAGCTGTCGGCTACAAGTCCTATGACGCAGCCCTCAAAGCTGTGCGTCGCCCAGAGCTACAGAAGGCGCTGGGTTATTTCCGCGAGCAAGCGCGGGAAACAGTGAAGTTCACCATTGCTAACGCGCACGGCATGTACATGGAGGCTTACTCCGCGTCGGCCAATGCTACTGAAATGAAAAACACAACGGACTCGTTGGTCAAGCTGCACGGGTTGGTGCAGCAAGAGCCGCAGGCGCAGGTAAATGTGCAGATCAACGCAACGTCTAAGCAGCTAGAGCGCTTGTCGGATGAGGAGTTGATAAAGATCGCGGGTAAAGACGCCACATACCTGGAGCCGTCCGTTGAGTAATGAGGTGCTTAAAAGGGAGTGCGGGCACTGCAAAACACTCCAACCCGAGACCTTGTTCGCCAGTGATACAGCTGATGAGTGTGTCTATTGCCTAGCTGAAAGAAACGAAGCACTGCCAGCACCGTCAGTGGCCCCCGAGGTAGAAGCTGCACTCGAAGAGAAAGAGGAGGAGCAAAGTCTTGAGCACAAAGCAAAAGCGGAGTTGGCGTTACGCATCCTTACGCGAAAGCGTCTTCTCCCGTTTGTTGAACGCTTTAACCCCGATTACCACGCTGGCTGGGTCCATAAAGACATCTGTCAGCGCTTGGAGCAGTTCAGCCGTGACGTGGCTGAAAAGAAAAGTCCGCGACTTATGCTCTTCATGCCACCGCGCCATGGAAAAAGTACCTTGGCGTCGGTGGCGTTTCCGGCTTGGCATCTGGGTCGCCATCCTGACCACGAATTTATATCTTGCTCGTATTCGGGTTCGCTTGCTATGGGCTTCAGTCGCAAGGTCCGTCAGCTCCTTCGTGAGCCGACGTATAAAACCGCTTTTCAAACCCGTCTGGACAAAGATTCTCAGAGCGCAGAGGCATGGCTTACTACTGGAGGTGGTGGGTACGTTGCTGCTGGTGTCGGTGGTGGTATCACTGGTAAAGGCGCACATGTCCTTGTCATCGACGATCCCGTAAAGAACCGTGAAGACGCTGAAAGCCAGAATAACCGCGACGCTAACTGGGACTGGTACACGTCTACTGCTTATACGCGTCTCGCTCCTGGCGGCGGCGTACTTGTCATTCTCACTCGCTGGCATGATGACGATTTGGCTGGGCGGCTCCTCAAAGCAGGAGCAGAGGGCGGAGATGAGTGGACCGTCGTTAAGTACCCAGCCATCGCAGAAGAAGACGAAGAGTTCCGAACTAAGGGCGATGCTCTCCACGCAGAGCGGTATAACGTGGAGTCTCTGCAGCAAATCAAAAGAGCCGTTGGACCGAGAGATTGGTCGGCCCTCTATCAGCAGAATCCGGTCGCGGACGACGGCGACTACTTCTCGCGCCAGATGATCCAGTACTACGACCGTGAAGACCTCGACTACAACCAGATGCGGTACTACTGCGCGTGGGACTTGGCCATCGGCAAGCGGGACCGTAACGACTACTCCGTTGGCATGGTCATCGGGGTGGATGAACGGGACTGCCTGTACGTCATTGACGTGGTGCGCGGAAAGTTCGACGGCTTTGAGCTGGTCGAACAGATTCTAGATCTGTACGAAGCGTGGAAGCCCAGCATCGTCGGCATTGAGAAAGGTCACATCGAGATGGCGCTGGGGCCGTTTCTTGAGAAGCGCGTGAGAGAGCGCGGCTTATATGAGGCGTACTTTAAGGACCTGAAGACGGGTCGACGGGACAAGGAAGCCCGAGCCCGAGCCATCCAGGGACGCATGCAGCAGGGCATGGTGTTCTTCCCCAGGGATGAGGATTTTACAGGGCCGTTGGTCGCAGAGATGTTGCGTTTCCCCAACGGCGTTCACGATGACCAAGTCGACGCGCTTGCGTGGCTTGGTTTGATGATGTCTGAGTTTTCGACATACCAAGCACCAGTCATAAAGCCCCCTTCATGGCGAGATCGACTGGAACACATGGTCAGGCCGGAACGGGCCTCTAAATCAGCGATGAGTGCATAACATGGCTTACAAAAAGACAGCGTCAAGGATGACAGCAGCTGAGCAGCAAGAAGTCGCCTCCAAGCAATGGGACCGCTACATCCGCGCCCGAGATAACGGCCACCTCGAATATATCGAGATGGCAAAGAAGTGCGACGCGTTCTATCGCGGCGATCAGTGGGATCTTGATGACTTGCATGCGCTCGACAGCGAGGGCCGTCCAGCATTGACGATCAACACGATACTGCCAACGGTGAACACGGTGTTGGGCGAGCAGTCCACACGCCGCGCAGATGTGCAGTTCAAACCCCGCCGTTCCGGTGTGGCAGAGGTCGCACAGACTCTAACCAAGCTGTACATGCAGATTGCTGACAACAATAAGCTCGACTGGGTTGAGCAGCAGGTGTTTAGCGACGGTTTGATCCTCGATGGACGGGGGTATTTCGACGTTCGGATGGACTTCAGCGATCACGTCGAGGGTGAGATCCGCATCACCGCCAAAGATCCGCTCGACATTCTCATTGACCCAGACGCAAAAGATTCAGACCCAAAAAGCTGGAACGAGGTGTTTGAGACGAAGTGGATGACTCTCGACGAGATCGAGGAGCTGTACGGCAAGAAGAAGGCGGAAGAGCTGCGCTTCATTGCTGAAAACGGCGCAGGTTTCGGGCGTGACTCTATCGAGTATGAGGAGAATCGCTTCGGGGATACGGACTCAGTAGACGACTATTTTGGCGCGGGTGTGCCGGGCGATGATGAGTATCGCAACGTGCGTGCGCTGCGGGTCATCGAGCGTCAGCACAAGCGCATGACCCGGGTGGATTGCTACGTTGATCCGAACACGGGTGACGCACGCGACGTACCAGAAAACTGGTCTGACACTAAGGCTAAGAAGTTTGCCAAGCAGTACGGGCTGGACATCATTAGCAAAGTGAAGCGGCGAGTAAGGTGGACCGTAACTTGCGATCACGTCGTGCTGCATGACGATTGGAGTCCTTACAACGACCTGACGATCGTGCCGTTCTTCGCATACTTCCGCCGTGGCCGACCCTTCGGGATGGTGCGAAACCTGCTGTCACCGCAGGAGCAGTTGAACAAAATCGCCAGCCAAGAGCTGCATATCGTTAATACCACAGCTAATAGTGGTTGGATGGTAGAGAGCGGGTCGTTGGTCGGTATGACTGCCGATGACTTGGAGGAGCACGGCGCTGAGACAGGACTGGTTGTCGAGTACAACCGAGGTTCCTCGCCGCCTACCAAAATTCAGCCTAACCAGATCCCCACTGGTCTTGACCGCATCAGCCAGAAAGCTGCGCTGAACATAAAGACCATCTCGGGCATCAACGACAGCATGCTCGGCTCTGACAGTGCCGAAGTATCGGGGGTCGCGATCCAAGCCAAGCAGAACCGCGGCGTGGTCATGATCCAGGTGCCACTCGACAATCTGCGTAAGTCGCGGCAGTACCT